ATATAGGCTTGTTCAAAATACCTCGACATATAGGCATCATACTGCTGTTGGTAATACTCTACAAGCTGAGCATTCCGCTCACGATTGTAGGAAATAATCCCATTCAGCCTTTTGGAGAACTCCATTTCCTTCATAATCAGCATCCCTGCCTTGTAAAGCAAAGGATAGCCTAATTGCCCTATATGAGCGCACAGCAAGCTCTCAAAAGAACATGCCACTTGGTACTCAATGGAAAGACCTCCAGTCCAAGAGCCACCAGATATATTCTGTTCGATAACCGCACCAGTGGTAGGTATCTCAATAGTCCTCTCCAATACGTTGTTCTGCCACCTCGAACCCCTTGAACAACCCCCACAACCATAGACAGGGTAAAGCCCAGTTTGGTAAGAGTTCACCGCAGTAGCGTTATACAAGAAAGCAAGGTTAAGCATCTGCCCATTACTCGTAAACTTCTTGTTCACCACAAGCCGTGATGGAGTTCCTGCCACAGTAGTTACAGGGATAGTCTCTAAAACATTCCCAGTAATCAAATCGTAAACCAAGACATTCACCGTTCCAGTGTAGTTCACCAAAAGATTAACGGCAGTAAGGGTAACGGCTATGTAGTCGGCTTGTCGGTAGCGAACACCGATTCCCCTCCAAACAGCAGAAGAACCTAATGCTTCAAGTTGCTGAGGCCAAAAACCAACTTGGCCATCCCAACTGCTCGTTAGGTAGTTCCAACGATTGTATAGGTAAGCCAAAGACTCCGCCTGAATCATATTCGCGGCTTGGTCTATCTTCCTCTGAATGAGCGTGTAGGCGGTCTTATCTTCCTCATTAACGCCTGAATCAAGGTCGCTCATAGAGATACCTGTCAAGTCATTGATGTATAGACCGCTTGAAGGAGTTTCAGGGTCGCATAAACCCCTAATACCAATTACGTTATTCCAACAGTTCATAGGGCAAATTTAACATAAAAAAAGGGGATGCTTTTCAGCACCCCCTCGTCATCACATACTAAGCCTTCTTAGTTGCTCACCTTACCATTGAAGATGTAGTTCACATCATTCAAAGCATCGGTAGCGAAGAACATATCATCAGGCATTCCAACATACTCGAATGCTAAGCCAAGGAAGAATTTCCATTGGTTACAGTCAAGTTGAGCGTAGTAATCGAACTCCAAACCAGTTTCAGGGTCAACAATAGTACCCTTCTTGATGGCTTGGTCGTTAATCACACGAATACCATTAGCACCCTTGAACGCATTGTAGCGGATAAGCTGAATAGCACCTGGGGCGAAGAACGCGAACTCACCAGTACCGAAAGTTGCGTCAGAAGTAGGCTCGAAGAAGAAGTACATCTGAGCATCCGAACTCATCATCGACTGAAGGTCAACGTTCAAAGTAGCGCAACAGCTGTTACGAACAGCAGTCATGTACTTATGAGACAACTCACCACCCACAACGATAGGCCTATCCCAACCCTCTGCCAACTGATATTGGTAGGTTACATCGGAAAGGTAATCATCCAAGTACACACCAGTAGTCAAGTTCTTGGTTTTGGTAGTAAGCAAGTTGCCACCAGTAACCGTGCTACCTGCACCAGTAGAGAACTTTCCAAAGTTAGTGCCAATAAAGCTAACAGCCTCGGTGTTCATCTTCCGCTTAAGTGCTTGCAAGTGGTAAGCCAACTGCCGAGCAACATAGTTCTCGTCAGACTCACAACGAGGAGCAAGCTCATCCAAAGAGAAAGACCATCTGCGAGAAGCACCAACCGTAGGGTCAATGTTGTAAAGCTTAGAGGTCTCTCCGTAAACAGGGCCAGCAGCACAATTCAACTCAGCAGAAGAAGAAGTACCAGTGTCGGTCATACGAGGCTGATACACAACCTCAACAGCGCGATAGTGGCCGTTTCCGGTGTCAATCTGACGTTGCAGGATTCCCTGCTCATTCATGGGCGAGGTAACAGCACGAAGGGTGTTAATGTGCCCTGGGAACATTTGAGGGTCTCCTTTGAAGTAGCCCTCCTCAAGACGACCTTGAAGGTCTGGACAAGAAATAAAATCACTAAAAGAATAAGACATTTTGTTAGATATTAAAAAGGTTTTTCGGTTACTTAATGCCTAACCTCAGAGCACATTTGGCACTTAATGTCTGCCAGACACAGCGTGTCGTTATTTCTCTTGCTTCAAGGCCTCGAGGTGTCCCGAAAGCCTTGGGTGAGCATATCTTTTTGGGGCTTCTGGTGAAGGAGTTCTAACACTTGAAGTGGTAGCCCTACCCCCAGCATCCCCTGCTTTCTTTATCAACCCAGCTTTATCAGCCTCCAAACGATAAAGTTCTTCCGCAGTCAAATACCCTGTCCCCTTATCGTTCTTAATCTGATTGCCGTTTTTGTCCGTTACAATCAACTTGTCATCAGACATCGCAAAGATATACTTTTCTTTAATATCCATTTCAAAGCCCCTACGCGCATATTGGTTGGCTAAGTCGCTCCAAGGAATAGAATTTTTAACCCTCTCCACGTTCATATTGGTTACATACTCTTGGAAACGAGTAGCAGAAGAAGCCTCGGTTTCAGCTAACTTTTCAGTCAGACTCTTCGATAAATCCTCCTGCTCAGTAGCACGTCTTTTGGCCATATCCAACTGCTCACGAAGCTCTTTTAACTCTTGCGGAGTATCAGCGTTCTTAATCTGCTTTTGAAGGTCATCAATCAAGGTCTTGTTCTTAGCCTCGGCAAGCTCAAATAACTCGGATAACTTCTTGCCCTTAACCTCATCCTCAGTCAAGCCAAATGAACGCTTGAACTTAGTCTCCAAAGCACCGAGCGTCTTGCCAGTAACCTTGTTGCGGATATCCTCATCATCCGCAGCTACCTCACGGCTAACATACTTCTTAGCCAATAAATCCTTGAACTCATCCAAGGTTTCAAACTCTTGCTCTTTGTCAAAGAGCCACTTCGACATTTCTTTGTGGTCAATAGCCATTATTCTTCTGTTTTAGGTTTTCTCGTTCTCTTTGGCTTTTCTTCGGAAGTTTCATCCAAAGACTCTACATCCGTTTCTTCCCTCTCCTCAATCATATCCTCAACCTCTGGAAGCCCAGCAGGAATTACCTCCCTCTGAACCACAGTAGCCTCAACAGGCTGAAACGAAGCATCATCAATGGTAATCTTGTACTTCTTCAGAAAATCGGCATTCTTAGCCGTAGTCTCCGAAATCCATATCACACTTCCGCGAGATATGGCTCTAATCTTTTTTGTTTGCATAGTTTTAAGGTTTAAGCGTTTTGTTGGTCAGCATTCTTAATGGGAACAAGCCAGTGGCGGCAACGATATCCACCCAAATAGAAGAATATCGTTTCCTTGGTAGTCCCTGGCATTCTACCCCTCCATTGAGGTAAATCAGCCCAAGACTTAACCTGCTCAGTAGTGTAGGTATTTCCGTTGCGCTCAACGCAGAAAGGTCTTGAATCTTGTATCAAGCCACCCTCATACCTAAACTCATTGAAGCCCAATAGCGTGTATATCGAATAGGCATACGAGCGAACCACAGCAGAGAAAACAGAATCAAACCTCGTGTTCGTATTGTGGGAAACAACGCCAAGTTTAGAACTATTGCCGACTATCAACTCCTCCAAAGAATCCTCAATGGCGGAACGACTTGAACCAGCAACAATTAAAAACACGATAAGGCTCGCTATCTCGGTAGAAATATCCCTTGAAGCACTCCGAATGTCCTCTGCGGCAATCCCCTCAACCTCCACTTGCCCAGCATTCAAAGTATCACGAAGCATCTCGCTTTCAGCGGATAAGTTAAACTCACCCTCAATAAGCTCCTTTACCCTATCAACACTCTGCTGAAAATAGGCTATCGTATCGGAAAACCCACTATCGTATAAAGCCTCCTCAATGTCATCTACCATCCCATTAAATCGAGCGTAGTTGGCATCAGTTTGCTCTACATTACCCTCATCATCGAAGCTAAACCGAGAAAGTAAAAGAAGGATAAGCTCAAAAAACCTATTCTCCGTCTCCTTGTTCCTCTGAGTTATCTCCTGCGGTACTTCGTCCAGAAGCTCTATTATTTTGTCGTAAGCCATAAGCAGACATATTGTCGCTCAAAGGTAGTGTATTTTTCTGTGGGACAAGCCTTTTAGCCACCTCTTCAATCTTTTTCTTTTGTTCTAAGTAGTCCAAAGCCAAAAAGCCCTCATCCTCATAAACCAAATCCCTAATAATCGACTCCACCTTAAAGTGCATCAAGCCTTCCCACTTTTCAATCATACCGCCAGCCACAAGCAACATAACCTCCTTAGCATCCAAATTAAAGTATGGGTCAACCTTAACAGATAGCTTCATGATGGC